AATTACACGCTATTGCTACATTGTGATTAATTTAATGATTGTTTTGTACCTTTCAATTCCGTGTTAAACTGAAAGGTATTTTTGTGTTTGCACGCAACAGACCTGTAGTTGCAAAACGTTAGCCGTCAGTTTACAGAACATTGCGTTCAATAGAAATGTTTTTATCTGTAACAACAACTATATAACCGTTTCTCTGAACAGCTAAAGGATATTCTTTTTTTAAGTGTTGCATTACTCTTTGTGTTCCAGCAATCAAAGAACCTTCTCTATTTTTTGCACGCTCTAAATCTTTTTCTAATTTTTCAATTATTTTTTTATTTTCTTCCATTTCGTTTGCAATACTATCTAAAACAGAAGCGCCTTTTTCTTCATTTCCATCTATTAAAGAAACTATGCCAGAAAAGCTTAAATCATCTATGTATTTCATTTTTTTTTGATTTTAAAAACCGAACGGCTAACAAGTGTTTTACGCCATTGTGGGTTTAGGTTTAATATTAAGTTTGTTTTGCATCAGTTTTGTTTCGTGATAACAGGAAAGTTAGGCTTATTTAACCACAACGGACGTAAAGCACTCGAACGTTAGCAAACAGCTTATGAAGTAGTTTGCGTTAATAATTCGGGATTTTCAAAAAGATTACCTAAAACTTCTAACTCTATTTTTCTCTCTTTAATAACTTTTTTAAATCTTTTAACAGTTCCCCAATATCCTAAACCAATCTGCCAAACTAAAGGCTCTGCAAATTCTGTATATATCTTATAAAAAACTTTATTATCTTTTTCTTTAAGTAAATTGCCGTCTATAAAAAGCCGATTTGCTAACATCGGTTTTGACGCATTGCTTTGTTCAGTGGAATTATCGTTTTTCATTTCGTTTAGTTTTAAAAATTAATATTGTTTTTTATAAGTCGCAACGCGACAAAGCCGAGAAACTTTATGCTTCAGCTTCGTTGGATTCGTTAGAAATTAAGTCGATAATTTCAACTTTCCACTCCATGCAATCACGCTCTCTAATATTTTCGCTTAACCAACTTTCAGCAGATGAATATTTCATTGAGTTCATTTTAATATCGTCTCCACGTTCAGAAGCTCTTAATAATTGTTTATAAACTTCTTTTGGCATTTCTAAATCTCCCAAACCTACTTCATAAGTTACTTTTACAGTTAAATCTTTAATGTTTTTCATTTGTTTTTAGTTTTTCAATTTCGTTAATAAAATATTGAGTGCATTCTTCCATTTTTTGGAGTTGTAATTTTGAATAAGGTTTAGAATATTTAGCTTTTTTTGGCTTTTTATTCTTGTGAATTGTAAAATAATTTGATTTCATAATTTGAAAATTGTTAATAAAAAAGCCGAACGCATAACAGCAGTTACACAAGATGCAAGGTTTATTGGAATTGCCGTTTCGCATTGAACTTTTTACTTAAATAGAAAATATCCAGTCACGAAGCCTTGCACCTCGTGTAGCTGCGAAACGTTAGTAGTATTGCATTATTTCATTTTCGATACTATCATTGGAAATTCCCAACCAACTACAAATAACTTCTTTTGTTTTGTCGTATAGGTCACTAAATTCGTTTTCATCCATTGAATCAAAACTTATTGAATTAGCTTTTTTATAAACTTCGCCAGTAATTAGATTTACTATTTCGTTATAAAATCCAGCGGTTACAATTATATCGTGTCGCATTGTTTCCATAGTTCTATAATCGCTTTGATTTTCAAATGCTAATTTTAAAAGTCCAAAAAATTTACGATGAAAACGAATATTTCTTTTTTTCTTATATTCGATTTCTACTATTTCATTAGTTGGTATTTTTTTAAAAGCATCACTATCTGAATCGTATGCTGGTTTTAAAAATCCGTTTATGGTTTTAACTACTAAAATTTTCATAGACTAAGGTAATAAATTTTCATCATTTATCAAAATATATTCAGCGTAATTACATACGTTATAATTTCTGTCTAAAACACATTTGTTAATTGTGTTGATTTGAAAACCTCTATTTCGTAGGTTGAAAATAATAGCACTTAATCTCGTTGCTCCGTAAAGTTCAATAGCTTTCCAAGTATCTATTTTTCCGTTAGCAATTAAATGATTTAATACTTGTTTTGTTTTGTTTGTTTTCATAATTTTTAATTTAAGTTTATAATAAATAAATGTTTTACTTTGTTGTAATGGTATTCGTATTTTTCGTAATCTGAATAACTAATAATTCCATCAATAAACTTTTGAGTTATTTTATCGTGCCTATTTTGTAATAGGTTTGTAGTTGGATTAAAAAGGAACTTCATCTTCATCGTTATAAGGTAAATCGTCAAACACTCCTTTTAACTCTTCCATTTTAATTAATGGAAAAGGACTTAACTCTTGTGCAAATTCTTTTTGCTTATTCTCTTCTAATTGATTTTTAAATCTAATCCAATTATAAATATCTTCGTTTTCGTTTTCTAAATATCGACCGCTTTCTAAATGATATTTAAACTCACACATTCCAACTTCGCCCCAATGCGAAAACTTTACTTTTTGAATATAAACTTCTGTTTTTTCAGTTTGATAATTTCTGTAAATTGTTAATCCATTATCTGTTTTGTTGTAGAAGTTTGCTGAACCGCTTATGTTATAAAGATTTGGTATTTCATACATTTGCGTTTCTTTATTCTTTAAAATCTTTGTAGGGTGCGCAACTAAAAAACAATGCACATTGTTCTCTTCGCAAAACGTAGCCAACTTATCCAAACTTTCGCCAATGTATTTAGTTTCGCTTTGTCCGTACTTATGCTCTAATTTATTCCACGCATCAATAACAAACGCATCAACTCCATTAGTAGCTTTTAATTGTTTAACGTGTTTTAAAATAGATTCTAAAGTAAAATCCTTTTCGGGTTTAATAAACCAAAACTTTTTATTTAGATAATCTTTAACATTATTTAGTTCGTCTAAAGTTATACGATTTTCGCCAAACCATTTTTTACCAACCAATTTACGTGCAAGTTTCGAAATATGTAAACGTGTTGGTTTATTTTCTGGACTATAAAAAGCAAACTTCCAATCGTTTTTAATATTAAGTTTTAATGCAATTTGGTCTAAAAAGTCTGACTTTCCATGTCCAGGCACTCCCGTAATAGTTGTAATATATCCTTTTGCAAATCTTAACTTTGTATCAAAATCTCTCATTCCAGTTTCTACACCATTATCTAAACCATTTTGATACATATCGTTTATTTCTAAATCAATATCCTCAATAGTAAAAACACCCTCTAAAGGAAAACTTTTAGCATTATTAAAAGCATTTATTATTTCGCTTTGCCCTTTAAACTTATACAAATCGTTTGCATCTTTGTATTCTTCAAATTCAATATATTTGCATTTTTCAATACCTAAACGTTCTGCAAGGTCTATTCTTAATTTACGCCCAGCAATATCATTGTCAGTTGCTAAATAAAACTTTTCAATATGTTCTAAATATTCAATGCAATTATCTAAATAAATTAAGTTATTAGTATTTATGTTTGCGCCATTTGGAACTGAAACAACATTTTTAAAACCGCATTGATAAAAAGTTAAAGCGTCTATTTCGCCCTCACAAATAATCAATTCTTTAAAATCCTTAACCGCATCTAAATTGTAAAATATCAATTCACTTCCTTTATGTAGTTTAAAAGATTTTTTTGCTCCTCTATACTTTACATTTACAAGTTCGTTATTTCGAAAATAATTAAATTGTATTGTTTCAACTTCCTTTTCAAGTTGTGGCATAAATTCCAATCCGCAAGTAACTTTTAAATCTGTTAAAGTATTTTGATTTATTTTTCTTTCACTTTCGAAATATTTTACTACTACGTCAGATAGTTGTGTTTTATTTTTCCATTGTGGCAAAATATAATCTACCTTTTCAATTCTATTTAATAACCCACCTTTCCAACCGCAATGATGGCAAAACCAATTTGACTTATCTAAATTAACAGACAAGCATTTATCTGTTTTCTTTTTTCTTGTATGGCTACATTGCGGACAAATAGTTTGCACCTCTCCCGATGTTTTACTACTTCTTATATCTATGTTAAAATCTCTGAAGTCCATTAGTACACCATTTTAGGTTTATTGTCTTTTACTACGTCTTTTTCAATATAAATCAAAGTTTGAAGTAATGCTGACTTCCAATTTTTTATAGGTCTGTCGTTTCCATTTTTCCAATCATTAACTACCCACGCATCGTATTTATTTTGCAACGCTTTTAAATTAACACTTGGCTCTTTTTCTTTTGCATATTCTGAAAATTCTAAAAATGTTGGAATATCTTTAGTTTTATCTTCTTTAGTATCCTTTACTATACTTTGTGTATTATCGGTAGTAGTAAGTTTACTTTTAATAGGTTTACGCGCCCCTAAACTAACTAATAGTTGTAATAAACCATCATAAGTAATACATTTATTTTTTCTCTTAATGTAAGCATCTTGAATACTATCTATAAAATCTTGACACCATATTATATAATTTTCTTCCCAAAGTAGTTTATCAAACTTACCTAAATCAACTAAATCTTTAATAATAGATAAAAGTATTTCTTTACTAATTTTACATTTAGCACTTAAAAACATTTGTGTAGTAGGTTTTGATAAATCTAAATAATGATAGTTTGTTTTTGCTAGTTCACGCAATAACTTTACAAATGTTGCAAATCCATCATTTCCGTATGTTTCCTCAATGTAAAACATTTTGTTTCCATCTTCACATATAAATGGAAAATAATCTACGTTGTTTCTTTCTGGTCTTGCCATAATTTTTAATTTTTTAATAAAACAAAAAGCCCTTAAATAAAGGGCTAGACTTTCTTTACTTAAGGGTGTTTGCTTTCTGTTTTTACTTCAAAATGGAACACCTACTTTTCAATAGGTGTCTAGCCATATTGAGTTACAAAGTTAATCAATTATTCCAATATACCAAAATTTTTTTAATAAAGTTCAAAAGTTTTTATTAGAAGTTGGAGCATTGGGTTTTTAAAAGGGCGGTTCATTCTCTTCTGAATTTGGATTAAAATCTGTAGCAACTGGCATTGGAGGTGCTTGTTCGCTTGCTAACTTTTCAATTCTCCAACCATTTAAAGAAACATAATACTTTGAATTATATTCGTTTCCTCTAATGTTAATTCCTACCTTTACATCGTTTCCAACTGCGTAATTATCTAATAAACTACATTTGTCTTGCACGAAATCAATAGGAATTTTTTGTTTGTATTGTTCGTCGGTTTCTACAACCAATAATCTTTTTTTGAAAGTTCCGGCACTTCCTACAATTTCCTCATTACCTATTACGATAATTTTTCCAATTACTTCACTCATTTTGTTTAATTTTAATTTTTATTGATTATAATTTCCAAATGTAAATCTTAATTTACTATTTTGGTCTTTTGCTCCTAAATAATTTAACTTGCCATCTTTATCGAATTGACTAAACCAAACCCACTCTTTTAATTTAAAATTCCAAGTCGGCTTATTTGTTGTTTTATCAAATTCGTCATCATTTAACTTTATTTGTATAATTGGATAATCGTATAACTCTCTTCCAATACCTAAATTAAAACACGCTCTTTTAAATGCATCAGACGCTTGTCCTTTTTCTTTTTCTGTGTTGCTTTCAGTTCCTACGTCTTGAACCCAAACCCACTGACTTAATTCTTTGTTCCAAATACCAACGCTACAAAATAAATTATCATTTATAACATCGTATTTTTTTTGCCAAAATCCTACTCCGTAAACTGCATCAAGTCTATTCATATCCACTCTTGCATCTTTATAAGCTAATATAGTTGCAAAACCGCCTTTGTTAATCGATTGCACTCTAAAATCAATTTCGTTTATTTCTAAAGGTGTGTTAATTTTCATAATTTAACTATTTCTTTTTTTAAATAAATATTCTTGCTCCTCATTCCAAGCATCAATACGATGTTTTTTTATTTTTTTGTAGTTCTCATCGTTTAAATCTTCGTTTGTTGGTAGTTGTCTAACTTCCATACCTAACCTATTTAAGTAAAGTTTTTCCATATCGGGTAAATCGTTGTAAATCTGCTCCGATAACTTTAAGAAATATTCTTTACTCATCTTTAATTCAAATTCATTTGTTTAACAATTACTCTCGTGTCGAATTTCTCAAAGCATTGTTTAGGTGTTAAACCGCTCCAATACATTTCAAATCTGTGTCGAATTTCTCAAAGCATTGTTTAGGTGTTAAACCGCTCCAATACATTTCAAATCTGTAAATTTGTCGGTTGCCTTTCCAAAAGGTGTAACCGCTTATCTGTTGGTTAAAATCGAAGTATTCCATAATATTAATTTTTAAAGTTAAAAAAATTTAAGCTATTACTTTTGTTGTTGCAATAGGTAAGCGTAATTTAGAATGAGTTTAGATAGTTACATTTCTACATCAAAACTAATTATACCTTGCTTTGCTTGTTGTTCTTTAAATCTTTTTTCCGCCTCTTTTAAATTTAATTTAGCTTGTTTAAAGTAACTATCTTTTAACTCTATACCAATTGCTTTTCTACCCATTGAAACTGGACTAAAAACTTCACTACCTACACCCATAAAAGGCGTTAAAACAACCTCGTTAGGATTAGAATATAGTTCAACAATTCTATCAATAACATCTAACTGCAAAGGATGTACGTGTTTTTCGTCGTCCTCTTCTTTACTATCTCTAAAAGGTAAAACATTATCTATTCTAATATCATCCCAAACACTTGAGGCGTAACGTTGCCAAATGTAATGGTTTAACTTTGTGATTTTATCCGCCTCGTTAATGTTATTTAAGTGTTCCCACAATTCAACCTCGTTTAAATTTGAGTTATTTGCATTGTTCCACGCTCTTAAAATATTTGGTAAAATAGGCACTTCACCAGCATAATGATTAATTCCAAAAGGGTGTGTTACTGGTACTTCGTTTTCGCCTTTTTTAGTAAATACAAGTACATAGTCGGGCATTGCAGTAAAACACTTTGTACTATCTTCAACTATAAATTTATGCATTAAGCTTTGTACCATTGTACGCATACGAACTTTTAAAGGCTCTTTCCAAATCGTAATTCTATTTCTATACTCAAATCCATACTTTTGATGTATGCGTATAATTTCGTTTGGAAAATCCCACAATCTACAAGTATTATCAAATACATCGGTAGCGTGTACCGCAGTTATACGACCTTTTTTTGTTACTCTTGCTATTTCAGCTACTAAAAATTCGTATTGCTCCAAAAATTGCTCTTTACTTTCGCAGTTACTAAAATCATTTTCGCTACTTGAATAATTGTATAATCCCGCAAAAGGTGGACTATAAACCGATAAATCAATACTTTCATTTTCAAGTGTTGGAAGTACTAACATACAATCACTATTATAAATTGCGTAGTTTTCTGTAACTACTTGGTCTTTTACTTTGTTTTCCATTTTTTAAATAAATTTAGGTTTAATAATTACTTTGTTAAATTCTTTTGTAACGTGTTCAAAACTACGATTAACATTTTCAGTTAGATTTTTATGTAGTTGTATTGCTTTTTGTGTTTTTTGTTCAAGTGCCTCTAATACCCTTGTTTGTCCGTCTGATATAACCATATCAATAGTAACGTCATTCTTTTGCCCAAATCTCCAAAATCTACGAATAGCTTGATAATATTGTTCATAACTCCACGTAGGAAAAAATACCGAGTGATTGCAATGTTGCCAATTCAAACCCATTGAAGTCATTTTTGCCTTTGTAATTAAACGTTCTATTTCTCCATTTGCAAAAGCTAAAAGTATTTCTTCTTTTTTATCGATGCTTTGACTTCCTATAATTTCAACGGCTTTACTGTCTGACGATTTTAAAATTGCACTTTCGTTATTTGTGTTACACCAGTAAACCGATGTTTTGCCTTGTGCCAATTCAATAGCTTTTTCACATCTTTTTTCTTCGGTTTGTTTTTGTTCAAGTCTAACCTCTGTCATACTTTTAGCAATAGGTGTAAACATTGTTATTTGACCGTTAATGTCGAACATTTCTTGATTTTCGACAATATGCCTATTTATAAAAAGTTCTGGCAAATTATAACGTTCGTTACTAAATCCTAAATCACTAGGCATTTTAGCCATAATTGACCATTGATTTACCCAAGCGAAAAAATCCTTTTCAGCGTGTGGTTTTAAATAGAATTTTTCGCCAATATTTCTGTTATTACTATCAACACTATTTTGATTGTTTTTAAAAAACTTACCTAACATATCCAT